GATTCCAATGTTAGGTATATTAATATAGTCATCCATAAAAACCTCACGTGAAAAAAATTACCAGAATTTTTTTTTCAACTTATCTCCACTTGGTTAGTGGTTTTGCTGCAATTAACTTTGCTGTTTCTAGTTCGTCACTCTCATCTGCATGTGTATGGTGTGTGACTTCTCTTAGTGTCTTTAGATAATCTAAAACATGTTGTCTAATTTCCATCAACTCATCATAACATCCTTGGTTATGTGCACAACCTCTCAACTGAGAATTAGGTTCTAAGACTGACTCTTGAAAGAGTGTCAATGCCCTATCATATTTGATCTCTGGTGTTTCTTTTCCAATCATACTTTTGCTTTCTCAATTAAATACTTTTCTTTTGCTCCTGCTTTTTCAGCAGCATATAGTGCAAAGGACTTAGTAGCAATCATTCCCATAATATGTTTGATGTTGTTGCTGTCATTCTCATCAAGTGGTCCTGCCAGTCCAACCAAAGCACCCATAACAATGCCTAGTTCGCACAGAACAACAATAAAGATTAACTTTAATGCCCACTGTCCTGTGTTAAAGAACTTCTTGACTTGTTCTGCTGCGAATTTAGTCATGATTAGAATGGTAACGCAGGACCTGTGATGTCAGGCATAAGTTCTGTGATGCCACCACCTATGTCAGGTACAACAGCTTCCATTACTTTTCCTTTGACGTTCTCGATGATAGCATCCTTTCTGATGAATACGTATCCACCGAGTCCTACTACTCCAAGTGCTACAACACCTGAGAAGATAGCGATTCCGTTAATAATTTTTTGCATGATTTTATTTGTCTGGGACTATTTTTACAGGACCTGATTCAATCCTGATAGTTTGAGCAGGAGCAGTCTCTGATGCTTTCTGAATAAGGAACTCCATATCCTTCTTGCTTATCTGTGGACTACCACCATTCTCTCCATTCTTCTTCTTACCTGTACCGACGACCCCGAAGGTAGCTAAAGTTCCTGTGAAGACCGAAGCTATGAAGGTCGGATCCAGTTTTTGCTCTGGAATTTTAAAAGACTCTGGTAACTTAACGTATGCTAGTGTCAGTATTCCTGCGGACCACACAAGCACCGCCAACCTCACGAAAGTGGAGAGGATAGCGAGTTGTTCTTCCTTATCTTCCGCAGCATCTTTTAGTTTGCCGATAAGACCTTTCGGTTTCTCTTCAACCTTTTTTGTTTCTGCCATAGTATAAAGTTATTCTATGCTATATAGTCACTTTACTACGCTAGGTTTTATCATCTCTAAGTAAACGTCATATATTCCTTTGACTCCTTCCCAGTCCTCATTCATAGCAGCATTGTAGTGTGGCATTAGTCCATCTGGATTCATACCTATGTTTCTTAGTTTATCAAACGTTGCTATTCCATTACCACCAAAGACAGTATCGTACTTTGCTGCAGTTGCCTTACTAAAGTTTGTGAAGAGTGACTCATCATAATTGTATATCATATTGAAGATACCTGATGTCTGATGATAAACTTTACCACACATAGTTACAGACTGGTCATTCCATAAAGAACTACTCTTTGATTCTGCTGCTACTGGTGCACTTACAAGACTTGTTATCTCTTCTAACTTTGAGATTGTTTGAATGGGTTTTGATACGAACACTATAGTTTTTTCTATACTACCAATATTAATTACAGTATCAGATAGTTTATAAGATGGGACAGTATCAGCACCGAATAATTTTGTAGTACTATAGTCACTCATGTCCTCATAGAAAACTGTTGTACCTCTGATGAGAACAACTGGTTCTCTTGTACCTTTTACTATCTCATAGTGTAACTGAGATTGTTTGACGTTACTACCATGGTGGAAGAAAGTATGTCCTCCATCTGTACACCATTGCTTACAAAAATTCAACCCAGTAGGTAAAGAACCAATGTAATGTACATATGCTTTATGCTCTGGGAATCCAGTTTCAAATGTTTTCAATGCTGTAATCGCTGTAGGTGTAGAAGCATCATCTTCTATCTTAACGATAATATGAGGTGTCCAAGTCATCTGTCACACACTATTTTTTATTATTTAGGACACCCTTAGTTTAATAGTGCTTGTATGTTCTCCAATCTCTCCTTCTAAGAAGTAATTAAATGCTACCATATATCTGTCCATACTTGATAAATTATTTTCTACTCGGTGCATAAGATGTGAAGGGAAAAGAAGTAGGTCTCCTCTATGACATTCAAATGCCCATTGGTCAGCATTAAATATAGTCAACTCACTTACTGCGGGTCTAATAGTATTAGCAGTCCACGATGGTTGTGTATGCGATTGACAAAATACTATAGCACCAGAGTCAGGAGGACATTCTAGATACACTCCACCACTTAGAAAAGAATTGCAGTGATAATGTTTAGGGGAATAGTCATTAGGTGCATGCTTATTAATCCATGATTGTACATGCTTTCCTTTTGACTGTTGTATCTTTAATACTTGTGACAAATATATGTCAACGTGTGAGTCTATTGTTTCTTTAAGACTCTTAAAATTCTTGTTCAAAAGAATCTTATTATCCTTACTGCTAGAACCAGTCTTGTCAGGGTAAGATTCATATTGTATTGTCTTTAAAAAATCTATATTAATAATTGGGTCTATCTCTACCTGTGTTTTGTACAGAGGTGTAGAGAATAGACCTACTAATTCACTTTTTGTTTGCATTTAGATTGCTGGTTCGTAAGAAACGCTATCACCTTTGTTAGGATAAGCAGCGACCTCTGGGTCTGGGTCTAACCATTTTACATACTCAGGGTCTTCTATACAATAGTCTAATTGTATCTGACTGTCAAGGTAGTACATGTCTCTGTATCTTCTTGTGATGTCATTGAACTTTTGTATGCGAAAGTCTGGTTCTCCATTAATCTCTAGCAATCCTTGTTGCACGAAACGATATGGGTATCTTTCTAGGATAACTTCAACAGCCGTCGTCATGGTCTCTGAGGTAGTCATAGGTTAAATTGTTTGGATTCTGTGGAACTACTAGTATTTTAGCACCATCAGGCTTCTCCACAAGTACTACTGTGCCACTTTCTGCTTTGTCACAGTAGAAATCTTTTCGTTCTTCAAATTCTTTTTCGGTAATTTCTATCATTGAGTTACACTCCAACAATCTCCTTCGTTTGCACCAACAGGATACTTAAATTCAAACCTCATGTCCATTACATCTGCTCTACAAGTACCAGTCTTACCTAACCATTGGACAGGTCGTTTGACTTGTTCTTTGTAGAACCTAGAAGGAAGAGGCAATCTCCTCTTACCTAGTCTATGTAATCCTTTAGGATGATAATCCCACACATTATACATCAGAGTCATCCTGCCCATGTTTGAGTCAGGCAAGACGCCATGTATATAGCGAGGATTAAATGTTACAAACTTACCTTCTTCTGGTGATGAGAACACCACTTCAGTTGGAGGAAAGTTAAGTAACTCTTGTACGTACGCACCTGTCATACTGTTTGTTATTATAGTGGGACTTATATGATTTGTCAAATAGGTCACAGTTGAACAGAGAGGATACCTCATCGCTCCACCATCTTCCATTCTCATTATTTCATCATGGTCTGAATGAAATCCAACTGCCCTGTTATCCTCTTCAAAAATGTGGAACCACCATTCAAAACCAACAGGTATATAATCATCTTGCAAATACAAATCAAAAGAATCTTGTATGTATTTTTCTATAGTATTCTCAGGTTCATCATGTATACCCAACCACATATTACCAGCAAGAGGATTGTATGCTCTCACCTCTTCCTTCAAGTTTAATAAAGAGTTAGCATCCAGTATAGGTGGATAGTATGATACGTTCATCTAATTTGTACGTCTGACATCCTCGTAGTTCTTCTGCGTGGTCTCTGACCTTCTACTTTAATTTCTTTTTGTTTAGGTTCTTTGATTTGTAACACATGTTTGAGATTATTACCACCCATCTTGTCACCTATAACATATGTTTGATTGGCACAACCACAAACTTTGTAGTCATGCTCATGTTTAGATGTAAGTATCTCATTACATTTTTTACATTGTACTGTTGTCATTTTAGTATGTCTATAAAAAGGAAAATCATATCATCAGGTGAATAGTTATATCCTTCATGAACATAATCCATCACATCAAACATTTGAGGTACACCCTCTTTCCATAAAACTTTTCTCCCTCTCCATATCATGTAGCAATCATCGGAGGGAATGTGTAGTGGTATCTGTATCCTTCTATATTTCATTCCATATACTGGTGGGTCTTTATGAGGACCTAACTCAGTTCCAGATTCAAACACAGATACTGTTGCTAATAAAACTTCTTTTGAATTTAATATATCTCTTACTCTCTGGTCATCGACCACAGACTCTCTAACCCCGCCACCATTTTTGTTAGTTGCTTTCAACCAACAGAAATATATATCCTTGTTAGAATAACCAACAGCAGTTGGAGCTCGTCGTAACGGAAAATCTGTTTGTGCTGCCCATTCATAAAGATATTTTATATCACTCGTCTTCATAAGATTCAAGTATTAATAAAGTAGGGTTCGCTTCTTCTACCCATTCATTCCACTCCATGTATAATGCATACGCTTCATCATAAAGTTTTTCGAGAAGTAATTCTTCAATTCTGTCCTGCATCCAACTAAGATGCAACTCACATTGTTCTTTAACTGACGGTGGTGCGTTGTTCATTGTAGTAATCCTTTCTCATGTAGCGTCCTAGTATATTACTGTTGTAGTAATTTTCATTCTCACTCAGTACATTGTTTAAAAATAGTTGTCGAGTCTCTTCATAATTTACCCAACCCTTTGTAGTATGTAGTGATATTATCTCACGTTTGAAACATTCGTTCCCAATAGACTTTCTATCGGCAGTAAGTTCATCACTACTCCCATAGTATTTTTTCCAGTCACTCTCAGACTTAACTTTCCTAGACTTACCTCTAGGCTTTCTGAACTGGTAGAAGTATTTCCGTCCGATGTATTGTTTGCCAGTTTGGAGATTTGTAATCCTGTAGACAAAACCGAAGAAATTGTCAATGTCGTTAGTAGTAAAAGTTGTACCTTTGTAGACCCATGGGTTGTCATAATCAGTCGGGGTATCCGTCATCGTCTTCACCACTATACCATTGTGCACCGTCGCTGTCAATATATGAATCTTTATCAGCGTAAACTTCCACCTTTAACTCTGCCAGCAAATCTTCTAACTGTGTAATTAACTCTTTGAGTCGAGTTCTCTGCATAAAAAATGCCCTTAACTACTGTATGTAGCAAGGGCAACGATTTCACTTATTATAAGTTAACTGCAAGGTGATGCCTTACTGTTTACTTTAATACCACGATACATTAGATCGTGTCTATTACGCTTTGATGCTTCTGCAAGCACTGATGCGTTATATTCTTCAGCGTTGTATTCAACGCCACGGTAAGTAACCTTAGTCATTTGTTTTCTCCAAAGTAGTAGGTGTTTTTAATACCGTTCCTTCAGTCAACATTTGCGTCCCCGAAACATACTGGGTCAGTATGTGCGACCACAACCCTTGCTATTTCCAATCGCTCAGATTTATTAGGGTTGTTACTTACAGAATCTAACAGTTCAGCAGCATGTCCACAATCAAGTGGTGCTCCAATCGCTATTAGACTAAGAAGAATTTGATACATGGGATGAACGAATCCGTTCCGTGTCGGCTTACTTGCGGTCTGAGTGTATCAGACTGAACGTATTGTCATGATAACATAACACAATTATTTAGTCAAGTGGTTTGGTATCCTTTGTTACTAAACTACGGGAATCTCTACCGTACATGAACAAACTAGATTCCTGTCCCCATATACATTATCAATTCTTGAAACCGCTGGCCAAAACTTGTTCTCTTGTTTCATAGGATATGCTGCATCCTGTCTTGAAAACTTATGCTCCCATTCTCCTACTATTTCTTTAGCAGTATAAGGTGCATTCTTTACTATATCCTTATCAATGTATACCTCTCCTGCTATCATTGCCATTGCTTGGGCAAATCTTTGCAACTCATCGAGTGACTCAGACTCAGTAGGTTCCACCATCATAGTTCCTAACACTGGCCACGATAGTGTAGGTGCATGGAATCCATAGTCCATAAGTCTCTTGGCAACATCTTCTGCAGTGACAGGCATATTACGACAGTCAAAGATACATTCATGTGCTACCAAACCATTCTCTCCTTTGTACAATACTTTGAAGTACGGTTCTATTTGTTTTGCTAACCAGTTTGCATTTAGTAGTGCCACCTCTGTAGCATGCTTAAGACCGTCAGCACCCATCATACGAATGTACATCCAACTGATAGGTAATATAGATGCACTACCATATTCTGCTGCTGATACTCTCTGATTAATAAACGGTGTTAGATGTTTTGCTACACCAATAGGACCTACGCCTGGTCCTCCACCTCCATGTGGAATACAGAATGTCTTGTGTAGGTTTAGATGACATACATCTGCACCATACTCACATGGTTTTGCTAGTCCTACCTGTGCATTTAGATTTGCACCATCAAGATATACCTGACCACCATTCTCATGAATAATTCTACAGATATCACGTATGTTTGTCTCAAATACACCATGAGTTGATGGGTATGTAATCATAAGAGCAGCAAGTTCAAAAGTATTCATGATAGCTTTCTTCTCTAAGTCTGCCATATCAATGTTACCTTCTTCATCACACTTGACACCTACAACTTTCATCCCTGCCATCACTGCTGATGCTGGATTAGTTCCATGTGCACTCTCTGGTATCAGACATACATTTCTCTTATCATCACCTTGACCTTTATGATAGTCAAGTATTGCTAACAGTCCTGCATACTCTCCCTGTGACCCTGCATTAGGTTGTAAGTTTATAGAGTCAAATCCTGTAATATTACACAACCATGATTCCAAATCCTGTATAATTTTTTGGTAACCTTTAGTCTGACTTGGTGGTGTATGTGGATGAACATTAGCAAACTCTTCCCAACTCACAGGCATCAACTCTGACACTGCATTTAGTTTCATAGTACAACTACCAAGGGGTACCATCCCACTCACTAATGAAAAATCTTTTGATACTAACTGATGAATGTATCTCATCATATCAGTTTCACTGTGGTACTTATTAAATACTGGTTGAGTTAACCAAGCAGCAGATCGTGGAGATACTTTTTCCCATTCGTAGTCAACTATACTATCCCATGCCTGTATTATAGTATCTTTATGTGCAGTATAATCCTTCTGAGAATTCATGATATCAAACAGTGTCTCAAACCCAGATAATTCATCAAGTGATAAGGTGACAAAACCATCCTTGTATGTGACATTATAACCTTCTATAATTTTGTCTGTCTTCCATCTGACAGTATCAAAACCATCATTAATATCTGGTTCAAAACCATTCCAATATAATAGACGTAGTAATGTTTCTCTTAATAGATGTATTCTTCTAGCAATAGTCTTTAAACCATCTGCACCATGATATGCTGCATAGAACCCAGACATATTTGCAAGCAATGCTTGAGCTGTACAGATGTTACTGGTTGCTTTGTCTCTTCTTATATGCTGTTCACGTGTCTGTAATGCAAGACGTAATGCTTTATTACCATGCTTGTCTAGGGACTGTCCTACGATTCTACCTGGTATTTTTCTTTTATACTTATCAGATGTTGCAAAGAATGCAGCATGAGGACCTCCGTATCCCATGGGAATACCGAACCTTTGCATACTACCAACCGCAATATCAAATCCCATCTCTCCTACAGGTTTCATCAACACCTGTGCCATAGGATCTACTACAGCAATCTTCATACACTTGTGTACCGTTGCAACTCTTATGATTGCATCTGGATTTATTATCTCACCCTCATTATTTGGCATCTGAATAAGTATTCCAAATGCATCTTCAAACTTAACAAGAGATATTGGATTGCTAAAGTCAAGAAGTCTTATCTGTATACCTAATGGTTCTGCTCTTGTCTCTAATACTTTAAGTGTCTGTGAAAATACTCTTTGGTCTACTAAGAATGTATTGTTATTTGATGTGCTATGTGCTAATAGCATTGCTTCTGCTGCTGCAGTTCCTTCATCTAATAAAGATGCATTCGATACTGGTAAACCAGTTAGTTCTGTAACTAATGTTTGATAATTAAATAACGCTTCCAGTCTACCCTGTGATATCTCTGCCTGATATGGTGTGTATGATGTATACCACTCTGGATTTTCAAACACATTCCTCTGGATAACAGGAGGAACAATAGTTCCATAGTACCCCTGACCCATGAGACTGGGTTTAACATCATTCAGTTTTGATATGTTTTGTATTTCTGTTAGTGCTTGATGCTCACTACACCCTTGAGGTAAATTATTCTGCCCCCTCAATAGTATAGAGTCGGGGACTACTTTCCTGACCAACTCGTCTAAACTAGAAAGACCCAAATCTTCTAGCATCTGAGTCTGTTCGTCCTTGGAAGGACCTATGTGTCTTCTAATAAAATCACTCATATGTTTTAAAAAATTCTTTTAGTGTAGTTTGATGACCTGATTCTCTACTGGGAGGTTCCTTTATCCCTTTAATTTTTTTCCATTCATTGTGCAATGCACCTAGTAACCATGCTTGAGATAGACTTTGAGGTCCGTTCTCTAGGAGTTCAAGATGACGTTTGTTATTGCAATAGTTGTCAGCGTAATCCTTTCGCCAAGATGTATTATCCACCCGCCATGTCCTCATAGTTAATATCTTCTGCATCCATGATTGCTTTCATCATCTCTGCTATCTCTTCTTCTGGTCTAGGATTTTCAAAGCGAGAATCCTGCGAAGGTGTCTTTGGTGACGTTTTGTTTGATTCCTCCGATGACATAAGATTCAATCTCCGTTTCTTGTGGTGCGTTCTGTTGTCCCTTACTATTTAACCAGTACTGTGTCCATGGCAGTGGATTATTTCTAGGACTGATATCATAGATAGGGTCTAATCCTATTGCTTTCATTCTTCTGTTAGCAGTGAACTCTACATACTGACCTAATAGTTTTTCATTCAGACCTATCATAGACCCGTTTTGAAATAGATACTGTGCCCATGCCTTCTCTTCTTCTACTGCGTTCGTAAACATCTTTAAGACGTTGGATTTTTCTTCTTCTGCGATGACCACCATTTCTTCATCGTCACCATCCTGCCATTTTTTGATGATTTGTTGAGTAAGGACAAGATGCTGGCTTTCATCTCTGGCGATAAGAGAGATAATCTTAGCGGATCCCTCCATAATTTTGAGTTCACCAAACGCAAACGAGCAAGCAAAGGAGACATAGAACCTAATCCCTTCAAGAATGTTAACGTTGAGGACTGCTCGGTAGAGTTTCCTTTTGAGTTCTTTCCTGTCATAAGTTCCTGCGGGGTGTCCTTCTGCTGCAAATTTCCATGCGTTACCAGAGTCAAATTCATGCTCTGAGTTTATAAGATCATCATACGCTGCAGTAACTGACTCTGCACGTTGCATAATCTTGGGGTCGTCTAGAACTGTATCAAACACAACGCTTGGATGTGGATACACGTTCTTTATTATGTATGTGTATGAACGGGAGTGAATCATCTCCATCAGTTGCCATACATTCATCGCACTCTCTAGTTCTGGTAAAGAACAGTAAGGCATGAATGCCATACCTGGTCCTCGACCTTGTACACTGTCAAGCATAATCTGATACTTCAGATTAGAAGTATAGATGTGCTTCTGTTCTGGTGTCAGTGTCTTAAAGTCAGACCTATCTTTCTGTAGAGATACCTCTTCTGGTCTCCAGAAATATCCTAACTGTTGTGTGGTTAGTTTGTCAAATACAGGGTACTTAAATTCATCATACCTCTGCATTCCTAGAGGTTGTCCAAAGAACATTGGTTGTTTCTTTGTATCTACATGGTTCTTATTAAAAACCGTCACTCCTTGCATGTTGTTAACTGTCCATTCGTTTGTCATATCGTACAAGATTCGCACTCTGATTCGTTTGAGGTTTCTACATTACTTACAAGAGCTTCTAGTGAAACTTTTGTATCTTCAACATCTGCATCCGTCTTAGCATCATATGTATTCTGATAGTAAGACGTCTTCCAACCATATTTGTATGTGGTCAAGAAGTCCTGTGCCATTACATCCATAGGAACTTCATTGTCTGGATAGTTCAATGGGTTGTAACTCCAGTTGCCACTAATTGCTTGGTCAAAGAATTTTTGTATAACAGCGGTGGTTTTTATGTAACCACTGTTGTCTTTCATATCCCATAAAAGAGTATAGTTATTCTTCAATGAATTATACTGTGGAACAATTTGCTTAAGAGGTCCTTTCTTTGACTTCTTAACGGACAGGTAATCTCTTGGTGGTTCGATTCCATTGGTTGCGTTAGACACAACGGAACTGCTCTCTGAAGGCATCTGTGCGGACAACGTGCTGTGCCTGAGTCCGTGTTCCTTGATGTCATCCCGTAGAGTATCCCAATCATAGTTCAAATTGTTTGGTACAAGTTCATCTACATCCTTTTTATAGGTATCAATCGGGAGTATCCCGTCTGAATATTTAGTGCGATTGAATGCTTCACAAGCACCCTTCTCTTTAGCAATATTATTAGATGCTTTCAATAGATTAAACTGGAATGCTTCTGTCAAATCATGTACTAATTTCCATGCCTCTGGGTCATCATACTTGAGTCCATTCTTAGCAAGATAGTGTGCTAAACCAATGTATCCTATACCTAATGACCTACGTGCTATAGTGCTACGCTCTGCTGCCTTAACAGGATACTTCATGTAGTCTATGAGTTCCTCTAGTCCACGTACAGCAAGGTCACATAGTTCTTCTAACTGTTCCAACTGTGTTACTTTACCCACGTTGATAGCAGATAAAATACACAATGCTATCTCACCACCACCATCATCAATGTGATTGATAGGGTCAGTAGGTAATGTAATCTCTTGACATAGATTACTCATGTTCACTTTATCCTTAAAAGATGAGTGCTCATTGCAGTGGTCTATATTCATAATGTATAGACGACCTGTCTCTGCTCTTTCTTTAAGTAAGTTTAATATTAATTCTTGTGCATCTATCTCTGTCTTAGGTATGGATGGGTCATTCTCATACTTTACATATAGTTCATCAAAATCTGGTGTACCAAAACTATCATACAACCCTGCCACATCATGAGGAGAAAAAAGACTAATCTTCTTCGCCTGTAAGAACCTCTCGTAGAAGAGTTTTGATATTTGTATACTGTAGTCAAGTTTCCTTACCCTGTTATCTTCTGTACCCTTATTGTTCTTGAGTACAACTATGTCTTCTATTTCTTGGTGCCAGATTGGGAAGTGGACAGTCGCTGATCCACCTCTAATGCCGTTCTGAGTGCAACATCTGACAGTACTTTCAAACTTTTTGAGGAAAGGTATAACACCTGTGTGCTGTACTTCTCCACCCCTGATTTTAGCGTTGATGCCACGGATGCGACCTGCGTTGATGCCGATACCCGCCCTTTGTGCAATATAGTACCCGATAGCCATATCAGAACTAAAGATGCTATCGAGGGTGTCATCAACATCAACAAGAACACAGCTAGCAAATTGTCTAAGTGGAGTTCTAACCCCTGCCATGACAGGTGTGGGTATGTTGATTTTGTGTTTCGAGATTGCGTTGTAGTATCTTCTGACATAATCGAGTCTCTTTTCTTTTGGGTACTCTGCAAATAAAGTAGCAGCAATCATGATATACATCTGCTGAGGTGTCTCATAGTGCTCCCCAGTGCTTCTGTCTTGTACCAAATACTTATCTACTATCTGACGCAAACCAGCATAGGTAAAGAGGTAATCTCTACCGTAGTCTATGTAACTATCTATCTCTTCCCACTCTTCATTTGTATATTTATTGAGTATTCCTTTATCATATACTCCCTTATCTGATGCTCTTACAATGTGGTGAAGGAGGAATGGATGCTTGTCGTGGTGATTATGCACTGCCTTTCTAAGACCAAACAAAAGGAGTCTAGCAGCAACGAATTGATAGTTAGGGTTATCCAATTCAATCAAGTCCGAAGCACTCTTAACAAGTATCTCCTGTATGTCTGCGGTGGTTATACCATCACAGAACTGCAGTCCTGATTGTATTTCTACCTGTGATGCTGACACTCCTGCCAAATCTTCACAAGCAAACTCTACCATTTTATGTACTTTTTCTAGGTCTAGTGGTGAAAGTGTACCGTCTCGCTTGAGAACTTTTATTCCATTGCTCATATTTTCCAATTAGATAGTTGTAATTTTGCTTTTAATCCTTGATACACATTTGATTGTATCATACTCTTGACGTTTATGCCAGCTGTTACCATGTCGTTAAGGTCTTTCTGTTTTATGGTGCTTGGCCAGATGACAACTGAGTCTCCTGCGTCGATGGACTTGGAGATTTTGTCTGTGATTTGTCTGCTGCGAGGTTCGTTATCATAAACCCAAATATAATCGCTCCAACCAAACGTCCGAATATCAACATCGGAGCCACACATAGCAACCGAGTTCTCCAAGAAGAAGGAGTCGAGGGGTCCTTCGACAATGTAGATTGTTTCATTTTTGTTTATGTGGTCTAGTCCGTATAGTTTGGGTGCGTTCTCATCGAGCATCACTGTAATGTATCTCATTTTTGCATTTGGAGACAAAGACCTCCCTTGAAAACCTATAAGATTTCCATCGGTGTCGTTCAGTGGTATGATAATTCTCGCTTCATCGTTAGTGGTATCAAAGAAAGTGTGTTTCTGTGTGTTACTCCATTCCTTAAAGTTTGGACAGTAATACAATCGGTCTAGTTTGTTCTCTGGGATACCTCTATCGAGGATATATTTTTTCGCTACGTGAAAATTATTTAGACAAGATAGAGGTTCCAAATCAACTTTCCTTTTGGTTTTAAAAGTTGGTTTGGAAATGAACGAAGTGAGGTCAGGTTTAGGTACGTTTTTACCTATAGTTCCCTCCTTATATCTCTCCATTACATACTCGTCATGTACATGAGGAGCATTGTCCTTTAAGAAATTAGAAAAAGACCTTGTGATGCCACAGTTGTGACACTTAAACACATGGTCTCCTTTGACTGAGAAGATATATCCTCTAGTCTTAGTCTTATTTCTTTTTGAGTCACCACAATACGGACACCTAAACGTCCAGAGTCCTGTCTTTACACGTTTGAATTTCTGTAAAGATGCAGATGCGAGGTTTATGTATTTGGTATCTAAGTAACTCAATTATTCATCCACTCAGTAGAGAACCTTGGCATACCTGATGATGGAGTGTACCATCCAGTTAGAATGTACTTGTCACCACTCAGAGGAGGATTACCCCTGTGCTGATGAGTCCAAGAACCTGGCCACAACAATGCAGTATTAGCAACAGGTTTGTATCTCTTTTTCTGATATAGAAATTCTGTCTCTCCACCTTCCTCAACATCATTTAGATATATCATCCATGCTATTGCTCTAGAATTATTGACCCAACCCATATTCTCACAGTGAAAAGAATGGTATCCCCCTGATGGAGATGTCTTCTGTAACACTGTAATGCCACTAGTCCACTCAGGTAGTTGAGTAAGACATGGATATGAAGTTAGATACTCCTTTAAAGTTCTATTGATTAATGCTTGGTTGATATCTGTTGCAAGTTCTGGCCAAAAAGGTTCCAAGGCAAGTTGTTTATCTTGCCTTGTAGTGTCTGACCTGACATTGTAATTAATATTGTTATTGATCAAGGCAAGAAGATGCCCCATCAGTTCTTCATCCAGTACGTTACTGTACTGACATATGAAATCTTCCATTCAGAATCGGAGTTACCCCGATATCATAACAGTAGGTGTTGCGTTTGTCAACATAGGTTTAATAGTCCGTTGTCCTACGGGACTGACTAAAAAAGATATAATACCAAGAGCACCAAATATACTCCACATCTTCTTCTCCATGACTCTTAGACGGTCATCTACCATACGTATATCTCTCTCACATCCCTTCTTTATTGAAGTTGTTTCCCTTTCAAGTGTCTTGTGTAGGTTATCTACCTTTTCAAATAAGACTCCATCAATTTGTTCCTGCTTATCTAACTTCTCATTATGCACAGCAAGAAGTTGCCCCATCTTTACAGAGTTTTCCTGCAGGGTTTCGACTACACGCTCTAAGCGTTCTAGTATTGCTGTGTTAATATTGTCCACACTAGGTGTTTATACTTCTGAATTATTTAGAAACTTTACAATCTTATAATATTCTTTAGTAGTTTATTACTAGTGGTAAGGGTTTCTAGAAATATTTCTTTGTTCTCATCTGATAGTGAACCAAACTTTTCAACCACACCTTCTGCTTCTTCCCTTGTGATTTCTAACTCACTCTCATCATAGAAGAAGTATGTTGTTGGGTTAGTATTCTCACTTGCAATCTGCTCGAAAAGACTTTCCATGTACACATAAGCATCACCGAACTCTTCCTTCTTAGTTGCTAACTGTGTAGATAATTTCTTCTGTCTATCTTTTGCTTTCTTCTGATAGTCGGATGCCTTCGCACGAGAGATTGTTTGAATCTCTTGCTTGCGATTTGCAGCACGCTTCTCACGTTCTTGTTTCTTCTGAACTTTACGTTTCTGAGAAATAAATTTGTATGCTTGACTAGTATTGTCACTACCTGACCCACCTGATGAGCTCTTAGAATCAGAGGAATATTCTAGTACGGTTTGTTCAGCCATTTTCTTTCGTTTACTAAGACGTTTAATAAGTTTTCGAGCTTGCTTACTCCTACCATCTATGTAGGTAGGATCTTTTTTTCGGTGTTCCCACTGTTTACCAGCAGACTCCCATTTCTTTCTTTTTTTGTTAGCTCGTCTATGCATTTTCATGATAGGATCAAACCCCGCAATAGCACCTTGACCAGTGGTCTGTGTATTGATAGGACCTTTGTTAGTGATGCCAGCACTACCCATCATAATTGTTTAAGCTCCTCTAGGATACAATCGTTTACTGCTATCTTTTTAAGACTAGCGGTCTCCATCTCTGGATACTTGTTCAAGAACAACATAATTGCCTTGATATCTGACCAGTAATCTCTCTCCATTTTATAGAAGAGTAGATGTGGTGCAGCTTCACCGAATACATTGTAAATGATAATAATATGGTTGAGCAACAGGTTGAGTTTGACCTCAGTTCCTTTATGATATTTCTTGAGGAGACGTTTAATATACTTAAAGCGTCTCATGTCCTCAAAGAAATCTTCTTTCGTTGCTGCCTGTGGATTATCATAATGTTTAATAGCAAATAGGATATAGTTATCCTCATTCAATTCATCAAATTTCATGCATTATGCTCTGTCTGTTACAGTTAGTGTTCCTGCGGTACTTGTCTTTGTGACACCACCGATGCTGTTGTTAACAACGCATCTGTACTTCGCACCGTTGTCAGCAGCAACTGTAAGTCCTGTAAGGGATCCAGTATTTGCTGAAGTCTTGCCAGATAAGTCTTTGAAGTTCGTTGAACCAGACTCTGCTCTCTGCCATTGGTATGTAAGAGA